TCCTTTGGGTACACCTTTGAAGTATTTGGGATTAGTGCCTCCGAACCATTCATCTAACACACTTGGCTTAAAGTTTCCAAAGCCGTCTAAGTATTTCTTGCTGTGGCTGGTTGGTACTAACACGGACTTTTGCTTAGGAAACCGTGTACCGCCTGCTACCTGGAACTTCATGTAGTCTGCGTTTCTTTCGTCCCAAAACACCTCAGCCGTTAGTTCACGTTTGGTTGATTTGTGGAAAAAGAAGTTCCGCTGCGTGAATCGTGTAGCACCTGTGCCACTTTTCTTCTTAAAGGTCTTGGTGGTAGCCCTACCGATAACGCCTGCGCCTCGCTTCTTGGTTAGCTCAAAGGCTAGCTGATTAAGCGTCTGAGACGTGGCAAATGGGATCTGCTTGCGTTCTATCCTGTTCAGGCTCTTGGTTGCAGCTTTGATGTCAGCCCTTATGTCAATCTTCATCAGTAACCTCGCAAATGTCTTCAACGATTGCTCGTTTGATTAGATCGTGATAGCCCAACTGGTTAATTAGATGCATTTGATCGTAGGACTTCTCGCCTTCTTGGACTAATCGCCATTCCACGAATTCACCAAGCTCACACTGAACCAGACCTTCAATGTATGTGATTTCCCCTTTCTCCGCTTTCCTGTACAACTCGTGCAGTGCTTGGGATAACCTGTTGGCGTGTATCTTGGTTACGTTGGTCATAGATCCACCACATTTGGGCTGATTTGGTTGCTAGCCAATACAGGATGAATAATAGCGGAAGCGTGAAGATGAATAAAACGGAAAAAATCAGGAAGCCGTTGATTGATCCAATAAGGTAGAGTCTTTTCATCGTGGTAGCGTGTTCGGGTCAACTAGATCAACGCACCAATCGCATTGAAGACATGATGCTTGCGGTGGTGATTCGTGCTTGATTATTTCACCTTCGCAAACAGGGCAAACAGGCTCAAACCTGTCAAAGAACTCATCCCAGAAGGGCATGTCGTCAGGATAGTTACTCGGCATAGTCCAACCCGTCTGTTAAACCTTGTTTCAGGGCTTTAATAATGCCCTTAGCGTTAGCCTCAAACTGTAACAGATCCAGCTTGAGATCCACGTCTTTTTTCCAATTACGCTGACCGTACTCGATCCCACATTTCATCTTGATCTGGTTCAATACGCCATTGGTGGTATGAGAATAGACGACTCGTTCTAGTTCCTCGTTTGGCTTGCGGTAGATTCCCCTGACTATTTTCACTTTTCCTTGTCCTGTAACTCGTTGAGAAGTTTAAGGATTGAACGGATCATCTGCTGATCGCATTCATCGACTTGCTTGGAATCGTAATGATCCAAGACTTTGACTAATGTCATCCACGCTAAAAGCAGTTCTGTTCTAGTTGGTTTCATGCTCATCCCCTTAGCAAGCCAAGGAGATTGAGCCTGGGTTTTCCCATTCCCAATAGCAACCGTTGTCTTCTGCCGCTTTGATCAGGTCGGGATGGATGCCACCTGTGTCTTGGAAATAGTCATAATAATCAATCACAATCGGGCCGCCGTTTTCGTCAGTGATCTTGAATCGGCCTTCATCATCTTCAAACCACTTGATCGGCTCTTTAACCCAACGCCATTCGCCATCTACTTTTTTAAGATCTTCAAACTTCAGTTTTTTGATTGCGGTTTTTGCTGATTTAATTCCCATTGCTTTGCTCCTTTGTTGTGGGATTCCCTTAATCCCTGACCTTTATAATAATCCTATGAATACCAATGTCAACACTTTTGTTTACCTTTTTTTATGATGCTTTTAATAACTTAACTCGTTCCTTCGCTAGTCGGTATCGCTTCAGGTCGTTGTAGGTAATCCTTGAGCCTTTGCGCTTCTCGTTCTCAAAAATCTCAATAAAGAATAGGTCTTCTTCTGCCTTCTCCATCACGGCTCGTGGGATCTCGTTCTTTCGGGGATCACGGAACAATAAGCTAGGGGATAGCCGTAGAGCTTTCATGACTTCTATCCCGTTTGCCTGACAGCCGAAACAATGCATCAAGACTCGATCATCTTCTTCCTTTATCGACAAACTGGGGTTTTTGTCTGGATGTGCTGGACATATTGCCCATAGTTTGTTTGATCTTTTTTCAACTCCGTTCAGATGGGGCAAGATGTCAGCTAACACTTTTGATCCTTTTTATTTGTAAATGTTTGATGTAGTTCTTGGCTTCGTCAGTGATGTGGATCGTCGGCTGTGGCGTTATCGCATTAGGCCAGACGCCAAACTTGCTCCTGTAGGCGAATGATGCCCATCCAGGCTTGTAGCCCTTTTTCCTGGCGTAGAACTGGAACTGACCCAACCATAGGGACTTTTCTTCTTTAGACGTTTCCCTATTGGCCTTCTTTAGTTCTTTCAGAATCTGGCTATCGGACTTCAAGACTTGCCGTGGTGGTCTTTCGTAACCACAGGCACACTTTACAACGAAATGCTGAAAACATTGTGGACATAGCGATAATTCTGGTTCTTTTTTCTCTTTAGTCAGTTCTCGTTCGTTATAGGTTTTGTCGCCAGAGTCCAAAGTTTCAGGGACGATAGACTCAGGGAAGCCATGCCACTGGACATTGCCTGCATGATCTAGGTAGATCGCTTCAGTCTTGTTTGGATGAAGCCTCATGATCCTACCTGCCCGCTGGATGTAGCTAATCAGGCTTTTGGTAGGCTTTAAGTCTATTAGCGTCTGGACTTTCGGCGCGTCATAACCTGTATTGAGAAGCTGCGAACAACTCAAGACTTGAAAGTCACCTTCATCGTGGCTTTCGTAGATTATTCTTCGTTCTTCATCGTCCATGTATCCGTCGATGTGCTCTGCCGTGATTCCCGCTTCCCTAAACATCTGAACCAGTTTCTTCGACGTTTTAATACTTGGACTAAAGGCAATCGTCTGCCCCTTCCCGAATCTCTTGAAGTTTTCAATTATGTCTCCGACTAACTTTTGGTCATCTTCTGTCGCTTTGGCAAGACTCGCAGGATCGTAATCCGAACCACCTGTAGAAAGTCGTTTGGTCTTGATGCCTTTCAAATTAACATGGCTGCCGCCGTAATACTTCACTGGACATAGGTATTCTTGATCTAAAAGTTGTTCAGTCGTGATCGGAACGATCAGGTCTTGATAGTGCTTACCCAAACCCTTTGAGTAAGGTGTAGCGCTTAACCCAATGAAGATGACTTTGGAGTTTTTTTCCATAAGCTCGGTGAAGTATTTATAGTGCGTATGGCATTCGTCGATGATCGCTACGTGGAAGATCGGCTGGTAGCGTCTCTTACACAAAGTCTGGACTGAGGCGATTTGAATATCCGCATTAGGATCAGTTCGCCAGTGATCACCTTGCATAACGCCACACGTTATACCTGCTCGATCAAACTCTGCTAATGCTTGCTGAACGAGCTTGATTCGATCACAGATAAAAATCCCTTTTTTGCCGTTCTTGACAACATTTTTCAGGATTTCGACCGCTACCCGTGTTTTTCCGAAACTACACGGTGCGGCTAAAACGATTCTTTTATTACCTTTCCTGATTGAATGCCTAAGCTGCTCGATTCCTTGCTCTTGATGTGGCCTAAGCATCTTTTGTTTCCTTTATAACTTCAAATTCCCTAATGTCGAAGATCCAACTTATTTTGGCATTGCCCTGCATGTCATTTTTTCTATTCTTGTACTCATGTTTTTTTGCATATCCGTTTTTTATTAACTTTATGGCATACGAAACTGGCACTAAATAAACACCAGACCATTCAACATCCAGAATCATCACTAAATTTGGGTAAAGATCATTGTATCTTTGCAAGTCTTTTTGATTGATGCTGACTGCATAGTCACTTGGTATTCCAAAAAGCTCTTCTGATTTTTCCCATCTTGTTTTTATAGATTTTAGGTCGCAAGGCAAATGAATGAAAAAATCATGGCAATACTTATCCGTTTCTTTTTTATCGTTCAAAGTTACTGGATAGCCTCTAGCCAAAAATTGATGCTCTAACTTGAGCCCATATTCACACCATGCAGTTTTGTCTTCGTTGTTCATATACCAGCTCTGAACAGTTCTTGACCAGTTAGTGAATAGATAATCCTTCCTTCCCTGGTACAGCTTTCGCATCGGAAATGATGCAGATCGATTGGCCCGTCAGTGACTTTTCCGAACGACCATTCTCTGGCCTTAGATGCTGTCTTGACGATTCGTTGTTCTTTGCTGACTTCCCCACCACATTGACATTGCATATTTTGTTTTCCTTGCTCCGTTTATTTTAGGCACAGCTCCACTTTTTCCCTGTTGCAAGTAAGAGGCATATCATTCGCTAGATGACTTAGCCCTGGTCTTACTACACCTGACGGTGCGGTACTCATAGCTTTCGCTTTCCACGTCGGACGCAACTCCGACATTACCCCGCTCGGGGCCTGCTGCAATTCAAGGACGTGAATCGGGACAAGTGGTCAGTCCTACAACGTGCTCACGGATTATCGCTATGTTCGTATCTAGTCATTTTGACTACTTGCTGGCACGATTAAGCCAGGCGAAACGAGCGACGGGTTGACTAGTTGTGACTACTTTGTGACTATCCATGAATAGTCATTGATAGTCTTGAAGGGTTAGATTTGGGCGGGGTATAATAGATACCGTGTCGGTTTGCGCACGGTTGTCTTTCATACCTATCTCAAATCGGCCTTCAGGGACTGCCAATCCCGCCGACACATTCAATATACTCTACTCTATCTCTTGAATCAACCGTTCCAAATACCATTTTGCCTTTTCAAGATCCTGCTTGGCGTTGTTCTTATATTTGTGACGGTGAATGTACTTTAAGACGTTCCCTTCCAAGTAGCCTTTAAACCCAGAACCTAACTGTTGTTTGATGTAATCAATCGCCTCAATACCGCCCTTATTGTAGTGCGGAGGCTTATTGATTAGGTTCCAGTCCTTCTCGCTGGCGTTGTCGATACTTTTTGACTGTTGATGAGATTGTGCTTCTGTCCCAAATTTGACCATGCCGTTTCGCCAGGCCTCGTCCGTTGAGTTCATCCCGTATTTTTCCACTACTGATCCCCTTATCATTTAAACTGATGATTAGCTGAAGTATTTCGTATTCGTCTGGTTTTCTTTTGAGTTTTCCGTCTTCCAACTCATACCCATAAGGCGGGACACCATGCCAGAAACCTTTTTTCCTACGTTTCGCCAAACCCTTTTTAACCAGTGCGCTTGAGTCGATGAAGTGTCGGTTGTGTACCTTACCATGACAGTCAGCACATAGAAAAACAGTCTTAGTCCCGCCGAGACTGCGAGGAACGACATGATGTGCATGAACCGCTTGATCGTTGCAATCAAAACAGCTTTCCTTTGAGTCGGTTAATCTCGGCATTAAACTCTTGAATCATTTCTTTATAATCAGCGGCATAGAGTTTATGCGGTTTGTTGGCTGTATCCAACATCTGATCAACGTACGCTTTTCCGTACGCTTCAATCATGAAGACAGTGTAATTCTGCGCTGCTAGTCCGTGTTTCATGCCGTATAAATTGCAACCAGGACACTGAAGATGAACGTTGTCAGGATTGAACGCATGGAACGAGCTTTTACCCTTCGGGATGAAGTGACCACCATGCATCTTGGTGTAGTGCCCGACCTTTCCGCAGGTCACGCAAGCCCCGAAGCCATGATCGTCGCATTCTTCCAGTCTTCTCTTCAACTGGAAGAGTCTTAAAGCTTTAGCCCGTAGCGTTTCTGGCACGAGCAAACTCCGAATTCTTGGGGTTGGTTAAAGTAACCCCATGATCTAATCCCCAATGAAAGACTTGCTCCATGAATTGATGCATTTCACCTTTACTGAGACTTGATGTTGATCTGAGTTGATGTTTGATCTCCGTCTTACCTACGAAGACATCCTCGGTTCCGAGGAACTCGTTCTTCATTAAGAGCTTCATTTTCTCTGGCGTCACATCGATCTTACTTGAAAAGTGATCAGCCATTTCCCCGCACCACATGTGGAATAACGCATTCTGACTCAGACTTCTAGTCGCAGAGTAAGGCTCAATCTTCCAAGCTATTGGTCTTGAGTAATCCCAGTCATCAAGAAATTTCTTGAAGAACTTCAAGACTTGATCGATATCCTTCCGATTACGAATCATCCAGAAGACGCCGTTCATCTCTTGATCTCCGCTATCACGTCTTCGACAAACCACTTAACCTCTAGCCACAATTGCTTAAAGAATTTCTTCAGTCGCAATTTCCATGAATTCAGAGACTTTAACATCAAG